GTTTTTAATATCACCTCTACAGGAGGCTTTCAAATAAACGTCAGTAGCACAAATTCTCTTTCAACAACTAATATTCCTGCAATAACTATTGGAAATTGGCATCACGTTGTTGTGGTTAAAAATGGCTCATCTGGATGGACTTTGTATGCTGATGGTCAGCCACACAGTACTTGGACAAGTACGGAAAGCATTATTACTAATCAAAACACAATACTTGGTGGCGATGATTCGGTTACATCAAGCAATCTTGATGGGGATTTAGACCAAGTAAGAATATTTGATAAAGCTATAAGTGCAGAGGATGTAGCAACGCTTTATGCTGAAACAACATCTACCGCATCCAATACCAACCCATTTAGCGAAGGTTCAGGAGTAGCATTATATTCTATGGATTATGATGCCTCTGATGCAGGTGGATATTACGATGGCACACCTACTGACGTTGACTTCGGAGTAGAAGGGAAAATAAACTATGGAGCGAGATTTAATGGGAGTAGTAGTAAAATTGATACTAATTTTGTGTCTAACTTAACATCTGCCTCTTATTCATTTTGGGTTAACATAGACTCAGGAACTAATGGTAGGATAATTTCATCAGTTTCTGCAAATCCTATACAGGACAGTCAAGTAAATGTTACTCTTTTAACTAATGGAGATTTACAATTCGCCGTGCAGGCAGGCGGGGCTTTTGTTTCAGGTACAGCGTCTGGGGCAATAAACTACGGCACTTGGTATCACATTGCTTTAACATATTCTTCAGGTGGTTCTCTTAAAGGATACATAAACGGTACAGAAGTATCATCAGTATCCATTGGGACTGTTAGTGCAGGGAGTAACACGACTCCTTTGTCTGTAGGATTTTATCCAAGACTTGGCACTTATGAACTCCCAATGAGTTTTGACCAACTAAGAATATTCTCTAAAGCGTTAAGCCAGACAGAGGTTAATACTCTTTACGCAGAAACCGCTTGTGTATATACATCTACCACAGACATAGTAGGATACCCTACAAGTGCAAGTAGTGATATTGTAGCTTATTACAAAATGGACAACTCCTCCGAAGATTTTAAGGGAAGCAATGACGGAACGGACACTAACATTGAGTATAGATTTGGAAGGTTTGGTCAAGCTGCGGTGTTTAATGGGAGTAGTAGTGGTATATTTATTTCCTCAACAGGAACAAGTGTTACAGACTATGACCAAGATTTTTCTATCTCTTGTTGGTTTAATTTTATCAGTTTAAATGCAAATTATTCATATAATGTTTTATTTACAGGTGGAGGCACAAAAAATATACAATTTTTAATTGATACCACAAATGGCGCAAGATTCCAATTTTATGATGGAACTATTTATTATGTAGATACAGGGGCTGTAAGTGCAGGTAATTGGTATCACGTTGTAGCCACAAGGAGCAAAACTGCTGGATTAGAAATATATTTAAACGGAATATCTAAAGATACTAATTCATTTACGGGCAATAGTTCCGCTATTAATAATAAAGATTCAATTGGCTCGTATTGGGATGGAACAAGAAATTCTTTTAATGGTTTAATAGACCAAGTGAGAATCTACGATGCTGCCCTTACATCAAGCCAAGTAACAGAACTTTACAACGAAAAGCCTGAAGTAGATACGTCTAACTTTAAGGCGGTGTTGTATGAGGGTACAGGAGCAAGTCAATATGTTTCTAATGTAGGATTCCAACCTGATTTAGTTTGGATAAAGAATAGGGATACTTCAAATAATCATATGATTTATGACTCAATAAGAGGTGCAACTAAAACACTTAACAGTAATGGCAGTGGTGCTGAATCAACACATTCTGATGCTTTAACATCTTTTGATGCAAATGGATTTTTTTTAGGTTCAAAAGCACACGTGAATGGTAATAATAATAGTCTTGTAGCTTGGAACTGGAAAGGCGGTGGGGATGACGTATTAAACGAAGAAGGAAGTATTGACAGTCAGGTTAGTGCAAATACTGCCGCAGGGTTTAGTATTGTAAAGTATACAGGTATTTCAACAAGTGGTGCAACAGTGGGACACGGATTAAATAATCCGCCTGAAATGATATTTTTAAAAAGGACAAGTTCTACATCTAATTGGTATGTATATAATAAAGACCTTGGTACAACAAGCGTATATGATAATTATTTATTACTAAATTCATCAAATGCAACAAACTATTCCGTTGGAGTTTTTAGTCCAAACGGTGTAAATTCTTCAACTTTTATACCTGGCAACAATGCAGTTCTTCAAGGTACTATGATTGCCTACTGCTGGCATTCAGTTGCAGGATATAGTCGGATAGGGTTTTATACGGGAGGTGGAACAAGCAAAAGAATATATGTAGATAGTAATGACGATGGAACAGGAACAGGAGGGTTTAAGCCAAGTTTTGTTATAATTAAAGCAACAAGTAGTCTTGGAGGTAATCAATCTTATGCTTCTTGGACTATTTATGATGATAAGAGAGCAATTGAATCTACCGATAATGTAACCAATCCATTATATGCAAACAGAAGCTATCAAGAGGGTTTAAGGGGACAGGGTTCATCTGCAAGTGGTATTCTTGACCTTGCTTTTAATGACGATGGGTTTACTATAAATCATAATGGTTATGAAGCTAATGGAAGCGGTACAACATACATATATATGGCATTTAAATAATGAAGAAGCTATTTTTTATACTGCTTAGTACCTTAACATTCGCCCAACAAGATGTTACAGGTTTGTGGATTAGCCAAGAGGGGGAGTTTGTAACTATAACAGAGAACACCTTTGAGAGATACACCAAAGACAAAACCACATTAGCAAAAGGCATAATAGAGGTTACAGAGCAAGAGATGTTTATCATAAGAAAAGACACCTTAGACAACTACACGCTTTGTTACTATGTAGGAAATGAAACTATGGTAGTATGTAAACCAAGAGATGAAAAGGTTTGGCTATTTTATAAAATAAGATAATGGAAGATATGAAGATATTTGGGTTGTACTCTGCTAATATATTTGCTTTAGCATTTAGTGTTAGTGAAGTAAATGAGGTCTTAAAGATGTTTGTATTGGGAGCCACCTTAACCTTCACGGTAATACAAATTTATAAAGCACTAAAGAAATGAAAATGCCTTCTAACGGAGTTGCCAAAGATATAAGACATTTTGCAGGAAGTTTGCTTGTATTCTTTTTAGTTGTTTTGATATTGTTATATCTGTCAAAATATCAAATTCCTAAAGAAAACGCTCAAATAGTAAATACTCTCATTGGAATGATTGCTGCATCTATAGCAATGGTCATAGCGAGTATCACAGGTAGAAATGGTGATGAATTAGATTCTGCTAAAAAGAAGATAAGCAACTTAGAAATGAAAATAGAGATGCTCGTACAGGCTAAAGATACGCTTGAAGGTATGCTTATAAAAGTACAAGATGATACAATAGACCGTTTGCTTTTAAACAAAGCGATAGATTGTGATGACAAAAAATGTAAGTGTAAAAATGGATCTTAAATATTTTAATATTGAAGAATTTTCTTGCCCAACGCTACCTAATAGTGGGGTTAATATGGATAGTAATTTCTTGCAAAAGTTGGACTTGGCACGTGAAATCGCAGGGATTAGTTTTAAAATCAATAGTGGGTACAGGACAAAAGAACATAACAATGCCATCTATAAGAAATTGGGAAAAGAACCAATTAAATCCTCGCACCTTGTTGGTAAAGCAGCCGATATTGCCTACACAAATTCACGTGAAAGATGGATTATTATTACAGCCCTACAGGATGCAGGGTTCAATAGATTGGGTATCGCAAAAGGATTTGTTCACGTTGACTCAGATGAAACTAAATCCCCCAACGTTATCTGGACGTACTAATACAGTAGGAAACACATTATTAAATGAGTGAAGTAAAAGTTAAGGCTAACGGATTGCGTAACGAATTAAAAGAAATACGCAAAAGTATAGACAAACTAACAAACGCAATTATTGAAATACATATTGCACAAACAAACACACACAATGAAGTACATAACAATAATGCTTGTTGCAACGATGATGAGTTGTGCAAGTGCAAGAGAAAAAAGCCTGACAAGGTTTAAAGAAATAACTAAAGATGTTTGCGTAGATAATGCACACGAAGTTAAATTAGCACAAATACTATACAACGAGATTGTAAATGTCAGGTAAAAAAAAGTTTAGAGATACAGCAGTAGGTTCTTTCCTACTTAAAAAAATACCAAAAGTAGTAGGTGCAATAGCACAAGATACACCTGTAGGAAGCGTTATAGAAGCTATTATAGGAGGTTCTGAAATGTCTGAGGCAGACAAACAAGTGGCATTAGAAAAACTACGCTTAGAACGCTCTGAAATGGATGGTGTTACTAAGAGGTGGGTGGCAGATGCCAGATCAGGAACTTGGTTAGCAAGTAATGTAAGGCCATTAGTTTTAATATTTTTAACTACAAGTTATGTAGTAGGGTGGTATATGGGTTATCCATTAGATGAGATTACAGGTTTGCTTACTATTGTTATTGGTGGATATTTTGGATCAAGAGGAGTGGAAAAAGTATTTGGTAATAACAAACATCAGTAATGGCTAAACAAGAAATTGCATCCTATTATAAAAAGCCTAAAAAAAAGCGTAAAGGCATACACGCCAAAAGTAAATCAAGTAGCTTAAAATCAAGTAAAAATTACCATAAGGTTTATCGTGGACAAGGAAAGTAATTAAATGTTATAAACAAAACATTTATTATTTAAAAAAAAACGTGTAACTTTGGTGGGTAGTGGGAATATAAATTTAACCAATATATATATAAATACTATGACTGAAGATTTAACTATTAGAAACTTAGCACAAAAAATAGCAGCAGACTTTGCATTATCTATTAAAGAAAGAACAGATTACTTGTTAGAACTTGACGCAAACCAATATACTAACTTAGGTTCTGATTCTACTAAAACAGAAAAAAACAAAGTAAAATCTGATAGTAAATTCATATACAAACAAATAAAAGGTATTGATGAGCCTACAGGTAAATTATTAATTAACCATTTAGATGGCTAAACGTAAAAAACCTACACGTAGTAAGCTGGTTAAAAAACTTGATATATTATTTAGTCAATTTGTTAGGGTTAGTAGTGCTGATAAAAACGGTTATTGTACTTGTGTAACGTGTGGTAAAAAAGGACATTGGAAAGATGGCAGCATACAGGCTGGTCATTTTATGTCAAGAAAACATTACTCTACAAGGTGGGATATAAGAAACGTAAAGCCTCAATGTGTAGGATGCAATATGTTTAAAAGTGGTGAGCAATATAAATATTCAATTTATTTAGGTTCAGAACTTTCAAATGAGTTATATTTACAGAGTAACAAAATTGTTAAGTTTAGTAATGATGATCTACAGGAGATGATAGATCGTTATAGTATAGAACTTAAAAGACTTGTTTAGTTTTATTGTTTTATTGTTTCTAAAAGGGTGGTTAATAGCTGCCCTTTTTTCGTTTAAAAAAAAAATTGTATATTTACAATATGGAACATTTAAACAAAGTAGAACTTTTTGGCAAGGTCAAAGAACTACAACACGAAAACAAGTTACTTAAAAGACAGTTAAACATTCAAAACGGTATTTATTATGGCAAAGACAGAAACTAACATCTACAATAAGCTGTTTAAACTACAGCAGGAAATAGGTGCAGTAAGTAAAGATGCAAGTAACCCATTTTACAAGTCAAAGTATTTTGATATAAATTCACTTATTAAACAACTAAACCCATTATTAGCTAAACACAAACTTTTATTAGTTCAGCCTATAATGGATAATATGGTTACAAGCAGAATTATTTGCATTGACAACGGAGGTAGTGTAGACAGCAGTCTTACTTTGCCAGATATTAACGATCCACAGAAATTAGGTTCTGCTATAACTTACTATCGTAGATATACACTTGCAAGTTTATTAGGCTTACAAGCAGAAGATGACGATGGTAATTTAGCAAGTAGCACATCTACTATTACAGATGATAAAAGATGGTTAAATCAAAACACACCTGAATACAGTAAGGCTATTGAATATCTAAAAGGTGGAGGTGATTTAGATAGTATAAAATCTAAATACAAGGTCAGCAAAAAAATACAAGATGAACTTGCAAGGGTGTAAAATTAAAAGTATATATTACAAAACTAAAATTAATAACAAAGAGTATAAAATCAAAATTTATGGAAAAAAAGAATGTAGCAATTTTATCAGGCAGTATCAACCTATCAGCGATAGACAAAACAAAGATAGTAACTGCTAAGAACGGAAACCAATATTTAAACCTTACTATGATGGTACAAAATGAATCACAGTATGGAAACAATATATGGATTACACAAAGCCAAAGTAAAGAAGAACGTGAAGCTAAACAAAAAGCAAACAGTTTAGGTAACGGTTCTGTACGATGGATAGGTGGAGAAATTAAAATAGCAGAACGTAACGAGGTTACAAACACAGAACAAAACCCACAAAGACAAGAAGTAGATTTACCATTTTAATAATGAGGGGGGTAACACCCCCTTTTTTTATGCCATTAAAACGCTTAAAATTTGGAGAAAAAATGCCTGATGACTTTTGGAATTACAAGGTAAATCCTATATTAGGTTATGAATACGAAGGACAAACAAGAAACACACATAAGGAATATAAAAAATATGGACTAAAAACTAACGATATTAGATGATAGCACAAACTAAAACAATACAAAACAAGATACTTGATATAAAGTATGGCAGGGTTAAAGAAGGCTTAGGTATAGACATCCCAGAGATTGACGAGTACATACGATATAAGCAGGGCAATTTTAACCTTTTAATAGGACACGCAAACGTAGGAAAAACTACTGTTATATGTTACCTGTTAACGGTGTACGCTATGAAACATAATTTAAAGTTCTTAATATGGTCAAGCGAAAACACACCACAGAGTATAGTAAGAAAGATTATAGAATTTAAAATGGGCAAACCAATACACGAAGCTGAAGAAAAACAAATAGCAGAGGCTGTAGTATGGTGTGATAAACATTTTAAGATTATAGATGTAGAGGATTTATACACCTACAAGGATTTACTAAAAGAAGCAAATGCAGTAAAAGATGCTTGGGATTATAATGGTTTACTTATAGACCCTTATAATAGTTTAGCTAAAGATCATCAGCTATTAAGAGCAGTAGGGGGACACGAGTATGACTATCAGGTTAGTAGCGAGTTTAGGTTATTTGCTAAAAAGAAAAACGTAACTGTTTTTTTAAACGCACACGGTGTTACAGAGTCATTAAGACGCACACATCAAAAAGGACACGAATACGAAAACTTACCACAGCCATTAGGTTTAGCTGGTGTAGAGGGTGGAGGTAAATGGGGCAATCGTGCAGACGATGTTCTATGTATTCACAGATATACTTCGCATCCAACAGAATGGATGTACAGTAATTTACACGTACTTAAAGTAAAAGAAAACGAAACAGGTGGTAGGTGTACACCATACGAACAACCAATTAGCCTTAGAATGTCTTTAAATAATGTAGGCTTTGAATTTATGGGGCAAAACATATTACATAAAAAACAAATACAATCAATTAAATTCTAATGGATCCAAACTCTATATTTTTAAGCCCAATAGTACCTTTGTTTGTAATGCTGATGCTAATAGCCTCTATGTTTTTAATAATTGCATTTATAGTAGATGGGGAAGTAATAATTAGCCCTGTAAAAGGTTTTATGATAGGTGCATTAGTACACAATGAAACATTTGAAGAAAACAATCAAGAGGTTACAGAATATACTTTGCAATGTTTGTTAGGTATAATTAGTGTAAACGTAATATGGCAGAGGCAGAGTGGTTAGGCAAGGTAGCCGAACAACATAACGAGTGGATTAAAATTATAAATTCTTTTGGTGAGTTTGACTTAGCTGAAGATATGGTACAAGAAATGTATCTTGTAATTTATAAATACGCAAGTGAAGAAAAAATTATTAAAAAAGGTATTGTTAGTAGGGGTTATGTTTTTTATGCCCTTCGGTCTGTCTATTTTAGTTATTATAATGCTAAAAGAAAAATTAATAAGGTTAGGCTTGATGATAAGGAAAACTATACTCAAATACCACACACTTCAGAAATGGATGAACAAATAGGCTACAATGATTTTATAACGCTTATAGACCAGCATATTGATAATTGGCGTTGGTACGACAAAACTTTATTTAGGTTGTACAGAGATACAGATATGTCAATTAGAAGAATAGCTGAAGAAACAAACATAAGCTGGGTAAGTATATTTAACACCTTAAAAAGGTGCAAACAAGAATTAAGGGAAGTATTTAATGAAGATTATATAGATTTTAAAAACGAAGATTATGAATGGAATAGACAAAAGGACTAAAGCCTACAAAGAGTGGGTAAAGAACCACGAAAAAGAAAGTAGTGGGTTAGGTGATACGGTAGAGAAAATAACTAAAGCCACAGGTATAAAAAAACTTGTAGAGAAATTTACACCTGATGGAGAAGATTGTGGCTGTGATAGCAGAAAGGATAAGCTAAATACTATTTTTCCTTATGTAAAGCCTTTGTGTTTAAATGAGCAAGAGTTTAATTATCTAACTGACTTTTTTGATGACAATGTTACAACCATAACACCTACTGTACAAAAAGAAGTATTAGCTATTTATAATAGAATATTTAAGGAACGCAAACCTACTACTAACTGTGGCAAATGTTTTTTTGATAATACTGTAAGTAAGTTACGCAAAATCTATAATGAGTATCTGTGATAAGCTGGAAGGAATCAGACTTATTTAAATACCTACAAGGTTGTTGTTATCCTGACTTAGTAAAGGCACGTAAACAATTAAGCAGGTGGGATTGTTATTCAGTAGATAAACGCCACAGGATAGAATTAAAATGCAGGGGTAAGCATTACGATACCTTATTAATAGAGAAGAAAAAGTATGATGCAATGATTAGTAAAGCAAAAGAAAACCTTGACTTGCCGATGTACATTAATTCTACACCCAATGGAGTGTATAGATTTAATTTGTTTCTAGTAGAACCAAAGTGGGAGTTGCAATATCATAATAAAACTACTACCTTTAGCAACACCAATAAAATAGAAAAAGAAGTAGCAATGCTTCCTGTAATAGATGCTGAAATATTATGACAAAGAAAATACACAACTTAAAACACATTAGGTACTTGACAGACTTTGAGGTTATAAGTAATAATTTACTAAAGTGGAAAAAGGCAAAACCAATAAAGGAGTTAGATGATATGATAGATGCTATTATTAGCATTAACTATTACATTACAGGTATATATCATAACGAACTTTATCACTCAGAAGCACAGGCAGAATACAGGTCAGCTAAGTTACGTGCAATAGATAGGGCAAGTAAAGCTGAAAAGAAAGTACAAGAACTTGAAAAGGAATTAGAAAAGTATAAATTAAAAGAAGAATTAGGTTTATGATAAACTACTACAGCCAAGCAAACGGTTATTATACAAATACAACTAACGATAGGACTGATCCTATTGTAGAAAGTATAAAAGCAAAATACGACCAAAGAAGCAAGTTAGGAATAGATAAATACAATACTACTTTATATGACAACCCTGATGGGTTTTACAAGTTCTTAAACCACCTGCAAGAAGAACTAATGGATGCCACGTTATATATTGAAAAACTAAAAAAAATAAAATAATCATTGTGTGTTTATAAAATGTTTATTACATTGCAGTATAAAACATAAGATATGAACTACGAAGATTTTTATTACGCATCACTTTCTTTTGATGAATTAACTAAGCACGCCTCTAAAGGCTTAGATGCTTATGGCAAACGCTGCCAGCAGGAAATAGACAAGCGATTACAAGAACAAAACGAAACATTAAAACTATGATTACATTATTAAACGGTGAACATTGGGGTAAAGATGAAATATTAACTCAAATGTACGATGATGAATTTTACTACGGTCATTTAGGTAAACACGCATTAAGCAGCAGTAGTATTAAAACAATCTTAAAAAGCCCTAAGACATACAGAAACGTTATTAAGTACGGAAGCGATTCTGAAACACCTGCTTTGATTGCTGGTAAGTTGTTTCATTGGATGATACTTGAACCACAAAAGTTAGATAAGTTACATTTTGTATCGGCAAGTACACGCAACACAAACGTCTACAAGCAAGCTAAAGAAGAACACGGTGAAGTGTATTTAGTAAAGGAAAAGTTTGCAGCAGAACGTTTAACAGATGCGCTACTAAGAAATGAAGCTGCATTACAATTACTAAACAAAGCAGAGTTTGAAGTACCAGCTATTGAAATGATGGAAGGAATAGCAATAAGAGGTAAGGCTGATATACTAAAAGGTGATCATCTTATAGATCTTAAAAGTACAGCAGACCTTAGTTCTTTTAAATGGTCAGCGGACAAATACGGTTACGACCTACAGGCTTGGTTGTATATGGAATTGTTTAACTGTACGAAGTTTACCTTTTTAGTTGTAGACAAGAACAGTTGTGATATTGGAATCTTTGAAGTAACAGACGAGTTTTTAGAACGTGGTAAGAATAAATTTATACAAGGTATTGAAAACTACAAATACTTCTTTGAACAAGACAATGATTTAGATCAGTATGTAATGCGAGGTATATTATAAATGGATTGGGATAAAGGACATAGCACTTTTGTTAATCAATTAAAAAAAGGGTACGATTATCAATTACAAGTTAAAAAAATACTTGAAGATAAAGGTTTAAATGTTCATATTGATTCATTAAGAATAAGACCTAAAAATAAAAAAATAAATAATTATACAGATAAAGGTGACTTATTTATTAAAACAGATAAACACATTTTTAATATTGAAGTAAAATCTATTAGTGTTGCATATAATAATATTTATGATTTTCCTTATGAAAATATTATTGTTGATATGGTAGAAAATTGGGACAAAAAAAAACACAATGTATCTGCTATAATAAATATTTCACAAAAAACTAATGCAACTTTTGTAATACCTGTTAGCCAAAAAGATAATTGGTTTGTGCAAAGTAGATTTGATAAAATTAAAAAATATACAAAAGACTTTTATTTTATAGAAAAAAAATATATTAAAACCCTTGATGATTTTGTGTTTTGGGTTAAAAATTTAAATATTGAATAACCAACAAATAAAAGAATTTTACCTAATGGCATTACTTGATATAAGTAATGGGGCAACTTATCAAGAAATGTATGAAACAACTTACCCTTTTTGAAGAAAACTATTTACTTCAATTTAAGCCTATAAAACATTGGGCATATAATTGTGAGGTAGTAGAACATATAAATAAAAGATATGGTATAAACAAAAGGGGAGAAATATACGATTTTAAAAATAACAAAACAAAAGCACCTACTAAATCATCAAATCGTTATTTAGTTATTGGAATGCAACAAGAAGATGGTAAAATAAAAACTTACCTTCACCATAGGTTAGTAGCTTGTACGTTTTTAGAAAACATAAATAAATTAGAATACAATCAAGTTGATCATATAGATGAAAACAAACACAACAATCATTTGTTAAATTTAAAATGGGTAACACGTTCTGAAAACAATAAACTTAAAACTAAAACTAATCAATTAGAAATGTTTTGAACCAAAAACAAAAGAATGAATTTTACTTAATGGCATTACTTGATATAAACAATGGTGCAAGTTATCAAGAAATGTATGAAACAATGAAAATGTATGAGCAACACGAAGAATATGAAGCCTGTGCAGGGATACAAAAAGCAATAATAGAACAATTTGAAATATGACACCACAAGAAATTAAAACATTAGTAGAGCAAGAAACAAACAACTCATTAAACACTAAAACACGTAAAAGAGATATAGTATATACCAGAGCAGTTTACTTTAAGCTATGTAGGATACATACACAACAACCTTTAAGTAATATTGGCAGACCTGTAGGTAGGGATCACGCTACGGTCTTACACGGTATAAAGTTGTTTGATAATGTGCTTATAGAATACGAACAAAGCTATTTAGAACTGTTTACTAAACTTGACGAACAAATACGCAAACAAACAGGTAAGAAACTAAGACACACGCAAAAACTACTTAACCCTGAAATGTACTACAGAAAAAAGTACACAAGGTTATTATTAGAACACAGGAATATAAGTCAACGCTATAGAAACTTAAAAAAATTTTTAAATGTATAAACCACTACCTAAAGAACTAACTATAAAGAAAAGCAAGATAGAAGGTCTTGGTGTCTTTGCAACAGAAAAAATAGAAGCAGGAAACGACTTAGGAATAACACACCATAAAGTAGATGCTATAAACCCCTATTTAGAAGAACAAATTAGAACACCCTTAGGAGGCTTTTTAAACCATAGTAATAGTCCTAACTGCTTTATATTAAAAAAGGGCAGGATAGGCAATCTATACACCATTAAACCTATAAAGGCTAACGAAGAACTAACTGTGTATTATACTTTGTACGATGTTTGAGGCAATAACCATATTTTATCTAACTGCAATACTCGCTTTAATAATAGCATTGTTTTTTAACAAAGATTAGTTTTTTTTATTGTATAATTGAATAAACAATCTTTTTCAAATGGATAAGAGGCAATTTAATGGCGGTGCAAGAGAAGGTGCAGGGCGTAAACCAAAGGCAGTAGAGGTTGAGTTAATAGAAAAACTTACGCCACTTGAACCATTAGCACACAAAGCATTAATGGAAGGTTTAAAGCAAGGTGATTTTAAATACGTACAGTTGTTTTATAATTACTATGCAGGTAAACCAAGAGAAACTAAAGACATTACAATCAACGAGGACTTACCGTTGTTTGTAGATTAGCGATAACCTAACCGTTATTCTACAACCTTTATGCGAGTAAAGAAAACAAAAGCACTTGAAAAGTTACAAACGCTAAACCAGCGTATAAGAATCGTTAGGGGTGGTAGTAGTGCAGGAAAGACTATCTGCATATTATTAATTCTAATAGACTACGCTATACGAAATAGTGGTTTATCTATATCTGTAGTTACAGGAACTGTACCTGCCCTTAGAAGGGGTGCATACAAGGATTTTATACAAATACTTAAAGGGCTAAACAGATACAAAGAAAGTCAGCATAACAAATCTTTAATGAAGTACACGTTTACTAATGGAAGCTATATAGAGTTTTTCAGCACAGATGACAGTAGTAAATTAAGGGGGGCAAGGAGAGATATGTTGTTTGTAAATGAAAGTAATACTATATCAGGATTTGATTCTTATCAAGAACTTGCCATAAGAACATCTGGTACTATATGGCTTGACTACAACCCAACAAGTTTGTTTTGGGTAGACAAGGAATTAATAGGACAAGCTGATACAGACTTTGTAACGCTTACTTATAGAGATAATGACAGCTTACCTGAAAGCATAGTAAAAGAACTATTAAAAGCAAGAGATAAAGCTAAAACGTCAACCTATTGGAAGAACTGGTGCAGAGTTTATTTAGATGGTGAAATAGGTAGCTTAGAAGGTGTGTGTATTCCTGATTGGAAAGAGATAGACACAGTACCACAAGAATCAAGACTATTAGCACACGGTATGGATTTTGGCTATACTGATCCTACTACGATTATATCACTTTACAAGTATAACGATGCTTATATATTTGATGAGGTGTTTTATAAATCTAATACTGTTCTAAGGGATGTTAGCTTATTTCTAAGACAGAATAACATTACAGAGAATATCATTGCAGACCAAGCAGAACCGAAGTCCATAGAAACGCTTAGAAGGGATGGGCATAATATCTACCCCTGTACAAAAGGTAGGGATAGTGTAAACTTTGGAATTAACCTTATAAACCAAAACGAAATATACATAACCAGCAGAAGCAAGAACCTAAAAAGAGAACTACAAGGATATATATGGGCAACAGACAGAGATGGTAACACACTACCAAAACCAACAGGTGAACATCCAGACTGCATAGATGCAGCACGATATGTATTAACAGATACCATAAGCAACCCTAACAAAGGGCAATATCACATTTATTAAAAATATTTTGTTTATTATTTGTTAATTAAAAAAAAGGTTATATATTTACATCATAAACATAAAACAATAACACAATGGAAAATTTATTTACAAGAACACAAATCATTAAAGGAACACTAAAAATATTTCCTAATGCCAAATTTTATTTTACAGATGAAGGTACATTGGAAATGTCATTTGAGGGTGAATTTGTTGACCACGAATGGGAAAAAGGAACATTTATTAATCAATAAAACAACAGGGGGCAGCAATGCCCCTTTTTAAATACAATAATATGAAACGAATACAAGACAGTTACGAGTACAAGATGGTAAAACAAATTACATCTAAAGAAAACAAAAAGGCTTTAAAGAAAGCTACAAAAGAAATGTTAATTTTAATGGGTGCATTTTATATAGCAGTATTTGCATTTGTAAAACTTGTTTTTTGGATATGGCTTTAGATCAAGACTTTTTTAGACCTTGGATACACAGGAAGTGGTGCTGGGATAATGGGTATTATGTTGAGGTTAAACCTACCAAAAAAGGCATATCACCTAAATGCACAATAAACCTTAAAATACAAAAGAACATTCAACAAGGTACAGAAGAATATAAGCAAAGCAGTTTGCAGCTTGAAAATAAAATAGATGAGTTGTACGCATATATGTACAATACGTTTAAATAGTTTTTCATTTGGTTTGTTTTAGTTAGGGGTGGCAGAGATGTTGCCCCTTTCTTTTTATACATAAATCAACAAATGTTATTGTATTAATATGAAGATTGATATTTTAGTACCACAATCGTTAAGCGATATAACCTTAGAACAATACCAAAGGTTTGAAGCTATTAACACAGAGGAAAACACAAACACAAGTTTTCTACTACACAAAATGGTAGAGATATTTTGCGACCTTGATTTAAAGGATATTGCAAAGATTAAATATACCTACGTGCAGCAAATTATAAACGACCTTAATTTAATGTTTGACCAAGACCCTAAATTAATACCTACGTTTGATTTAAATGGTGTTACCTATGGTTTTATACCTAAGCTGGATGATATGACGTTAGGCGAATATATAGACCTTGACAACACGTTAAGCGATTGGCAAACTATGCACAAAGCAATGAGTGTATTATACAGAGAGGTTACAGTTAAAAAAGACAACAGATACCAGATAGAAGATTACGAGGGAAGCAAACACGCTGATGCTTTTAAGCAGATGCCTTTAGATGTTGTTATGGGTTGTCTGGTTTTTTTTTACAATTTAAACAACGAGTTGCTACAAACTACCCTGAACTATTTGAGCAGAGAGATGGAGGAGAATCTGACTACGGAGCAACGTCAACTTTTGGATCAAAGTGGGGCTGGTATCAATCAGTCTATGGATTGGCTAAGGGAGATGTTACCAAGTTTGACGAGGTTACCAAACTAAAAGCACACACAGCATTTGTGTATTTGGCATTTGAAAAAGAGAAAAACGAATTAGAACGTAAACTAATAAATAAAAAATGAAAGGTTTTTACAATGTAACTACAGAACTAAAAACAGCATTTGCAGCAGAGCCATTTGTAAAGACAGTTACATTTGGCAACTTAGCAGATATTGATTTAGACAAGCAAACAATATTTCCACTATCACACATCATAGTAAATACTGCAACTGTAGGGACTAAAACAACCACATTTAATATGTCAGTTGTTGCTATGGACATTGTAGATATTAGCAAAGCTGAAACTACAGATAAGTTTGTAGGTAACGACAATGAGCAGGATGTATTAAACACACAATTAGCAGTTCTAACAAGAGTAATAAACGAACTGCAACGTGGTGATTTATACACACAGTTATATCAAGTAGACGGTGATGTAAGTTGTGAGCCTTTTGTAGATAGGTTTGAAAACAAGTTGGCAGGTTGGACAGCAACCTTTGACGTAATTACACAAAACGATATGACAATCTGCAACTAATGGATTATAAACAAACCTTACAAGCATTAGATA